TGCTCACCACCCTCCTCTCGATTGCGGTCTTCATGGCGATTTCCGCTGTGTCGACCCGCGTCACCAAGCCCGCTCAACCCGTGTATGCGATCTCTCGTTAAACCGGAGGTTGTGGCGGTGGTGGTGCCTTAAGGTTTGTGAGGAGCATTAACATTACCCCAAAAAAAATGATAATACCGATGTAGATGTATACTTCCTGGTTATAAAGAACCTTCACCTCAGGTTTCTTTATTACTTCAACCTCATCCTTCTTACCCCCCGTTGTGTTGGTAATTGGAACCTTGGGTAAACCCTCCAATTTATCAGTAGAACAGGTGATTTCAAATTTTAGGATGTGATCCTGGTTTCTAAAATCATATGGAATGAGACGCCCGTGACTCATGTAAAAGAATTCAATTTTCAAATCCTTTATGATTTTTTGAGGTCCAGAATGAAAATGATGTATGAGTGGATCATCACCACCATTTATATTGATAAAGTCGGAACCATTTAGGAGAATGTGCCCTGTATAGAAGGGTGTTGAGCTATACACAGATTGTGTAAATTCGTCAGACCCCGTTGTGAGTTTGAGTACGAGAGAATTAGGTCCTTTAAGATTAATAGCACCAGATCTAAGTATTTTATTAGTCGATGTATGATTATTGGATGCAAATCCCAGTATTTGATGCGGTGTTGTTAACGTAGAGGAGTTATCTAAATACCCGTTCGTTCCATCTACGAATTCAAATGTAAAATCGTTAACACCCGTTTCCGTATTTGAAAAGATCAGACTACTTGTATCAGAATCAAACGTAACAGTGTCTACGTTACTGATGGGTGGGGTCAATTTAATATCTAAATCGCTCGCGAGTTCCGTACCGGTAGAGTAATTCGTTTCATCGAGTGAAATTGTGACACCATCTATACTAAATGTCTTATTTGTGACACATGTCGTGAGTTGTGGGGTGGGGATGCGAGCGGACACGAGTTTGAACTGTGTAACGTCATATACGGGATTTTCCAACTGAATAATGTAACTATTGGCATATAGATGTACGTTGGATTCGCGTTGACTACTATCTATGCTGAGGTTATGAACCTTCATTAAAATAGATGTATACTATTTTAATGATTGTTTTTCATCAATCGATCGACTTTTCATTTAAGCGTAAAGTGAATGGGCGAGAGGGTTGTTCTTTAACTGCCGCGCCGCGATATCAAGTGTTCTAGAGTTGGGGTTTTCAGTACCCTTGTAAGGGTTAAGTTGATGGAATGTGTTGTTCTGGTACTGTTGGGTCCAAGCACCATTCGCGGCGTTCATGCGACCATCGATCCGGGATGTATCACTTCTAACCGCTGTAATCTGCCCACCCTGCTTAAGGGCACTCTCACGAACATTCATACGACCAGCGTTACCCATACGGTTTGGTTTACCACGACGATCTTCTGGTCGGAAACCATACTTCATGAGCTCCTCATTAGTTTTAGAGGTAACCTTAGTCGCCGCACTGTTTTCATAAGCACCATGGAAACTGTGAATACCTGGGGCTGGATGGTTCGCGTATGCGTAGTGTTCATCGTTACGATCACCCTTGAAACGAGTTGGGTCTTGGGAGAGTGTCTGCGCAGAGACTAAACGCTTAGCGCCATTGAAACCCAAACCGTCATTACGTAGACCAGTTTCAGACCTGTTGGTGGTACGCTTAGTCTTTTCATGTTCGTTACGGGGCACGACACCGGTCATTCCTTGGGCACGACCAGCCATAACAGGTAATCGAGAAGGAAGATAGGCTGTCGTTTCAGGTTTATTGTGAGTGAGTTCCCCAACCTTCGCCGAGCGTCCACCTGTGACGTCCATGGCGGGACCAGATCGTCCTGGGAGAGTTGTGAGCCTGTATTCACCTACGTTAATTGGGTTAATTCTGAACATCTGCTGATAACCACCCACAGCTGGGGTATCGGCTCCGACACCGAGACCGGGACCCACCATTTGTTTCTCAATGGGAGACAGGTTGTTCATACGCCCCTGATCATACATGCGGTTACGCATATTGAGAATTTCCTGACCACCACTTCTCTGCTGACGACTAATATCCGCAAAGCTCTCCATCTCTGTTTTCGCAGGGGCAGCTACCCTGGACACGAAATCGTTCTCCTTGAATTCCGGTTGGGGGGGAGAAGGACCAGGTGCGATTACCTGTACTCTAGGAGTATACATCTCGGTTTTAGACTTTGTGCTCAGTGACCGTCCAGCATAAATTAGACCAGCTATAGCTAATACGGAAATAGGATCAGCCATTCTTACTTCTTAACGATATTTTTATTGACGTATCTTTTCTGGAAAAGTCCGTTTTGGAGTTCAGCACGAGTACTCGATGGCTCATATCGCATGGTGCGGAGAGGGGTCTTGCACTCCATGTTGGTGAGAGGGAACAGATTACGCTCATAGGTCTGAACGATAGTCTTATTGAACCGAGACGTAGACTGGGGTCTGAGTTGATCACTCGTTTCAATAAATCTCGCTGGGGCACCTTTACCTGCCATATAGGGGGCGGTACCGTACAACATTGTATTGGGACGAGAACCATAGTTCAAGTGACTGGGCTGAGGGTAAACAAACACTTCATCGGTCGCCCTCACTGATGGGAGAGCACCCTTATTTTCGACAATAGAAAGACCAGGTTGAAGCTGGTACGCCATTTACTATTAGATAAGAATTTTTATCTACGATCTCCACTTCTGTGAAGACCACCAAATGCTTCCAACTGGGTACCACGCGCATTGGGACTGCATGTTCTCGTATCACTCTTACACATTGGTTTATTCTTGGATCCGTATAACCACTCCGCGAACGCAGTCTGATCCCCTGGAATCTTCGACACAGCGGTCGTCACGAACTGTCGTTCGTAGGCGTTACGTTGGTGCTTGGGGAGTGTAGTACGGGAACGTCCCGAATCGTACGAAATCTGATCACCACTGAATTTATCCATGAGTGTCTTCTCGGATGCATAATAACAGGCTTCCAACCTGTTTGGAGCTTCATTGTAATCTGTTATCAAAACGTTTCCAAGGGGATTCTCCATCGTCGGCTTCTGACACGTGGGTGCACTCTGTACATCTCCATATGGTTCCTTGATGACGTTCATCTTATACATCACATAGATGATCGATAAGACAGTCATACCTAAAATGAACATACGGAGATCACGACGAATGAGGAATAATACACATGAAGCGTAAATAACAAATCGTGATGCGGCATTAATTCTATCCTCTGGTGTTTGTTTACTATTAGGCCAGAAATCTAATATTTTTTTAGTATTGACAAGTTGTGTAGGATCTTCGAACCAAACTTTCATTTAATATAGTCGAGGTTTATTTTTTTGGTAGACCACCCATCAAACCAGACATCATCTTCATGATTGCATCCTGATTAATTTCACCATCACTACCCTGCATCTTCTCCGCACACTCTTTCGCGAGTTTTTCTATCATACAGAGTGTCTCCTCGGGGACGGACTGAATAGTCGTACCAAGGATGTACAGGGTCTGGAGATATTGCCATACAGCAGCCTTGGTACCTTCGTTCATGCGAGTCCACAAACTAACGAGATCAATCTCTTTGAGAAAATCAATATCTGGGGAGTGAATGAGAATGAAATCTTCATCCTTTGAAGAAATCCGGTCTGCGTGGGGGGAGACACTAGTCATGAAACCATCGACGATCATCTTGGGTGAAGTCGTTTTAATAAGATCAAACGACGTCAGCATTTTCTTAACACTCTTTTCATCTGGAAAGGACTTGTGCAATTCCACAAGAAATTGTCCCATCATATCATTAAACGCAGATACGGACGCCATTTCTTATTAAATACCTGTAATCTTTAAGTTTAGAAAGGTTCATTGGAAATGGTCTCCTTTTTACCGAGACCATTGAGTATGATCATATACACGAGAATGGCGACAAGAACCGCTGGCTTCGTGTACTGGTTTAATTCCAATTTTCCTTCGTTATTTAAATAAGCCTTGAGATGGATGTACCCGGCTGTTGTGGCACCCGCTATGAGAGCGGCGTATACTGGGTCACGTAAATAATCAGAGAGTTCCATTTAATAATAGCCAACTTTTTTTGTACGGGTCTCTGGTGCGTCACCGAAAAGTACATCATCATCCTCAAACTGCTCCGGCTGCTCCGGCTGCTGAAGTTCTGGTTCGTCGTACTGAACAGATGTAATTGTTTTGAACTCCTGCGACTGTGGTTCCATCATAGGAGCCGGCTCGGGTTCGGGTTCCATCATAGGAGCCGGCTCCAGTTCCGGCTCCGGTTCCATCATCGACTCGGGATCATGTTCATCATATATGTCTGGGTCCTCGCTATCCTGAACTTCACCGTCAAGATCGATATCCCTAGATTCCTGGGACATGTACGTCTGCAGAATCTGCTGAACGGGAATGAGTTCCTTTACGGAATTCTCGATGCACAAACATAAACGAACGGATAGTTTCTCATCCCTGTTGTAAACGCTCTGTTCCTCACTGAAAATATAGGGGTCGCGGTAGAGTTCCTTCGCGATGTTGTTGTAACACGTTTGGATGAAAATATCGTTCGTAGGGAGTTTTAGAGAAATTTTCTTATTATCCGCCTTGAGTCGAACCGAGGAAAGAATTTTCGTACATGCGACGAAAACGGCAGCCAAGAGATCATTGAACCATGCACATCGATTCGCGATATTATCCGCATGTTGTTTAGACATGGCGTTCGACCAGTTTGGGACTTCCTTTAGTAATTTCTGAAACATGATCAAAACCTTCCTACCCTTGGAAAGTTTGGTCGCTTCATCATACATATCACAAAAAACATCAATCATAGGTGGACACATAATCGTACACATTTGTCCGAGATACTCCTTCTTTGCCTCGACTAATATATTCAAATTATCCATTTATGATTAATTGGGTTTTAAAATTCAAAATTTACTACGCACCATTTCTCCTGTACTGGTTGGCTATCTTCTTTAGGTTCATGAGATTCGGAAAATCGGTATCATCATCAACTTCACTGCGTGTTTCTCTTTTCTTTTTTGAAGTGTTCCAGGATACATATATATCGAAATCACTCAACTGACGAACTTCAAACCCACCGTGCTGAAATTGTCTCATCACGTATTTAGCTGCAGCCCCCCTGTCGTACACCGGATAGCCTAGAAGAAATATAGGCACGGTGAGAAACACCTGTTTATGACCAAGTTCTACGGATTTTCTAATCTTCGATGAAAACTGTTCGTAAATTTTCGTGTATATTTCCTTTTTGATCCTTTTCTTCTTATCATCAATTCGTATGATATCATTGATGCTGATCATTACAATTAACTTAATTTATTTTTTGCGGATTCTAACCCATCGAGAGTCGGCATAGCACTCTCCTTGATGAGTTTATATTTTACAAATTCCTTACCGACAGAATCTTTTGTATATATGCTAATATCGTCCGGCGCCTGGTCACGGAGGGGTTGGGAGCGGAGAGATCGTACACGAATATTTCCATCCTTTTCGACGAACGACGCGATCACGGTGAAACCGAACGAGAAACCATCATTCTTTACGACCATGAACACACATTCGTACATCCTGCCTGCAATACCCTCATACGTCTTGACCGACTGTGTCTCTATTATGTACACAGAAAACCCAAGGCGTTTGACTAACTCCTTGTTCGTTTCCATCACGAACTTCTCCATCATGTCATGATCGACATTACTTCCCACGAGCGAATACCCAGAATAGTCTGGTCTGGGGTCGTCGAGTTTTACGTAGTTGATTGGTTTCTTGTACCCTGAAAACCCGAATGATTCGGAATATGTCTCACGCCTGAACATCGCCAGGAGAGCCACGATGAGTATAATCCCGAATACAATCTTGAGTGTATGCATCCTTTATTATAATGCGTTAATTTTTTTTTACAAAATACCCTATACATATTAGATGTCGTTGTTGATTTACAGCCCCAGGTGCAAACACTCTATGAGTTTAGTTGAATATATCAATGATAACAACCAATTGAAACAGTTGATACATTATCACAACGTCAATACACAGGGTATACCGAGGGAATATACCAATAAGATCAACCGTGTACCGACCATGCTGACCAAGAACGGGAAGATTCTCGTAGGTAACGAAATAAAAAACTGGCTAGAGTCACTCTTACCCAAAAAGGATATTGAACATGGGGGGTTTGGGAGCGCAATCTCTTCCATGTCCGCGATAGATGGAAGTGATAAAGATTCAGGTCATTTTTTTATCGACAACTATGGTCAATCTCTCCAACCCGCGATGACCAAGGAGCTCGAGGAAAAGATTAACAGGGATGTGAATAAGGGTGAAGTGTATAAGGATTTAAAGATGTAAGTCGATTCTCTCAATAGATATGAAATTAGTTTCGATACAAGCTACTGCATTTAAATCAATATTTGAAGTTCTAAAGGATATCTTAAACGATGTAAATATATATTTCAGACCACAGGGAATGTACGTAGTCACACTGGATACAGCGAGAACTTCTCTCATCGACCTTTTTTTGGCGGCTGATAATTTTGAAGAATACGAATGTGACCAGGATGAGATCATCGCAGGTATAAATATGTCGAATACCTTCAAAATCATGAAAACAATCACGAATAACGATGTGATTAAGATTGAAATCAATTCGAAGGAGTTTATGAACATAGATATCACGAGTGAGACCAAGAAGACAAGTACAAAGTTCCAACTTAAACTCCTCGATATCAACGAGAATCATATCGAAGTACCAAATGTTGAGATGTCCACTATCACAACTTTACCATCCGCAGATTTCCAGAGACTCTGTCGCGACATGTCCAATTTAGGGTCAGAGATTGAAATTAGACGCGAGGGGAACATGATTCATTTGAAATGTGAAGGTGATTTCGCGAATCAGGAAACATCCATAGAGTGTCCAGAGCACAGCCCCAATATAATAGGATTGTACAGTTTGAAGTACCTAAATATCTTTACAAAGGCGACGAGTATGTGTGCGTCTGTGCAAATTATACAAGAAAATGGTAACCGTTTTTTAATTTTAAAATACAATGTAGCCAATTTGGGTGAGCTTAAGTTTTACCTGGCTACCAAAGTATCTGAAGACTGATTTCATCAATTGAACAATATACATTTGACTTTTATGGTATCCGAAGATCGGTTGTAAATCCGGTTGTGGTTGATACAGTCTTTTTCATACCAATTCCGTTAATTATCACAATTTTTGGAAATCGTGTTTTCAGAACTTGAGGTTCATAATATAAAAAATCTTCGAGTGTTACTCTCTGTCCATGAAAGTCATTTCTAGGACCAGCGTAGCGTTTCACCTTTTCAGTAATGTTCTGTAGTGGTTTATCATCATGATCAACTATCCAAGCACTACTCAACGGGATATTAAAACTCATACTCTGCTCCTCGTTAGGTGTTGGTATAAAATTTATATCATTCGAAACTGATGTATATACCACACCATTGAAATAATAATTGATTCGTAAGATGAGGTTCTCGACATTTTGTGGTATAGAAGTGTTTCTAAAATTGTAACCTGTTACATTCACGTAATAATAATCTAATATACCATCCCAATCTTTACTTTCTCGCCTCCAAAAATTATCTTCTACTAGATATTTCATATCATAATTAATTTTATATTCTATTTCTTCTGATATAATTTTATAGTCCACCGGTGTCGTAAATTTTTTGTAATAGTAATAAAGGTTACTTAAAAGTTTGATGAGCATCTTTATATAAAGATGGAAGGTAATTTTTTAAGTAGATATAATAATAAGATCGAAGAATGGTCGGACCTTATTAGTAGAGAGCCACATAACAAATCTAAATATGAGTTTGAGATGTCTCAATACATTATTAAGTGTATGCCTTTCATCGAACGTCATCTAAGTCAGATAGACGACAAAATACACACTGATAATGTTTTCAATGTGAAGGAGACTGTTGGTCTCGCACGAAAGGATATATTTACGGATTATCTCATAGATGTAGAAAAACAGAATATATACAGGCAGCCCGAGAGAACGATGGATATATGTGAGACCTGTACATATAGTAATATTGTTCACATCCAAGACACGAGTGATTTGATATGTGATGGATGTGGTATAGTTGTCGCTGTACACATAAACCAAGAACTCACCTACCGAGAAGAACAAGAAACATCCGGAAAGGTCATAAACTATTCGTACAAGCGAGAAAATCATTTCAATGAATGGTTATCACAGTTTCAAGCACAAGAGAGCACTACAATACCGACTGAAGTTATGGACCAATTGAGAGTGGAACTACGAAAGATGAAAATCAAAAATCTTGAAGACATTACATATGCAAAAATTAGAGGTCTCCTAAAAAAATTGAGACTAAATAAATACTACGAACATGTACCCTACATAACCAACATTCTAACTGGTATCAAACCCCCAAACATGCCCCAAGAACTTGAAGAGTGTCTTCGCATAATGTTTAAGGATATCCAAAAACCGTTCGACGATAATTGCCCGACAGAGAGGAAGAATTTCCTTAGTTATTCGTATGTTTTATACAAATTTTGTGAACTCTTGAGTGAAGATCGATATCTCCAATACTTTCCACTTCTGAAATCTAAAGAGAAGTTATATCAACAAGATATGATATGGAAAAAGATTTGTGAAAAACTTAGTTGGGAATTTATTCCGACAGTATAATTAAATGACGAATGAAGAATGTCCCAATTTTTTAGTGTGTCGTAAGATGATGCGAGAAGGATTGAAAGTATGTAGTAGATGTTTTTGGAGATTTAAAAACAAACCCTTGGAATTCAAACGTGATAAATGTCAGATATGTATCCGAGAGATGGATTGTGTGAAAATGCGAAAATGTTCACACTTTGCGTGTCTGAAATGTTTTGACAACTTTGATACATGCCCAGTTTGTAAGAACTGAAAATAATATAGAGGTACAATAAATGGCTATTGTCTACATGGTTAAAATCCAGATAAGTAATTCTAAGTATCTCAGTGAACATGGATATGAAGACGTAAAGGACAAGAGTATATTGGCGCGTCACCGCGCACTGATGCGTGTTATTCGCTCAGGCGAACCACCCCTCAGTCTATTTCGCCGCCTCAACGCACTCATGATTCTTTTTAAGAATAAAGATCGCAAACTCTCTAAAATTTTTAAACAAGATAGAGATTGGGTGAAAGAGAAACTATTATAAGATGATTTTGATAGACAGGATTATTAGGATACTCAAAAAAGATATTTACCTACCTTACACGTGTTATGTGAATAAGAGACAACTCATGAATCCACGAGATTGTTGTACATGTAAGAATTTTTGTAGAAAACCACCGAGTGGTGGAACACCTGTGTACATTAAAATATCGCGTATTAATAATGTGGATCCTTTTCATAATCGCACTCCTATTGAATACACTCGTCGGAAGATTAATATCAAAACCACGTGGTGAAGGGTTTGGTGGTCAGATACGGGATGTCGGTTTTGATATTTTACCGGATTTGAGTAATTATGAGAGTTTACATGATATCACTTTATTAGTGCCTTTCATTCTATTGGTACTCAACTGGAAAAATATAAACCAAAAAAAATACATATCGTTTCTGACCATGATGTATTTCATGAGGGCATTGTCAAATGTAGTGACTCAATTTCCGAGAGCGAAAAATAAACCATGTAACCAGAATAACCCACTTTCAAACTGTAACGACTACATGTTCTCGGGGCACACGACATTCAATATCGTGACATCTTACTTTTTAAATAAAGGATTGTTCCCTGTGTACCCAATGATTTCATCTCTCGTGACCATTTCCACGAGAGCGCATTATAGCATTGACGTTCTCATGGCTTGGATTATATTTTTCTCGCTTAAGTGTACGGTTAAATGATAGTATATAATGGACGACCCAGCTCTTCTCGCCCTCTATGATCTGGAGGCGCATGTACTTCCTCCAATGGCAGCGCTTGAATCTCCCGCACCTCAACCTCTCGACCCGGGTGAAGAGGAAAATTCACCAGATACGCCGTCTTCAGTTCTGTCAAGTCAAGATATTTTTGAGCCTGTAACTCCATCCCGTCAGTCAGAGTCTTAATAGCCTTTAATTCTAGAATGATATGATTATTAATAATAATGTCAGCTCGTAACTGCCCCACCACGTGTCCTCTAAACCTCACAAGAATGTGACGTTCAGATTCATAAGGGATTCCCTTTTCCCTTAATATAACCTCCACCGCGTTGTGGTATACTCTCTCACTGTAACCAGGACCCAGTTCAGAATATACCTCTTTCATCATATCTTCTATATCAATGTCATTTACCATATACAAAAAATGTATTATTTTCTCTATATATGTTAAGATGGCTCAGTCAAGTGCTTTTTTGAGAAATATAACTAGACAGGATCGAGAGTTGGAAGAAATTGTGTCTAGAATAACGAATATGAACGCATTCACTAGAAGTGTTCGAAATGAAGCTGCGAGAAAAATACAAAAAGCTTGGAAAGTTGGGCGAAGAAGGGAAGTTAGACAATTGATGAGAAACGTACAAGCGGGAATTGTAAATAATCTCGCGAATGAGTTTGAAAAACTCGACATGGTAAACCGAAACAATGATGGTAATGTCAACATGACTAACGTAGAACCCACACAAGCCAGGAAACGTAAATCGGATAACAATAACAACGAACAAACCAAGAAAACACGGTCCCGTGAGGTCAATTTACCAAACACTGAAATTGGTAGGGGTTTGGGGTGTCACTACGCGGGTATTCCCAGATATATGAAGAGAGCGAAAAAAACATTTGACAACAAGGATATTGTTTCGGCATTTTTGGACTACAACATCGATACGAATCAATATGGTATTGTTAAAAATATTCCTACGATCATTAACCGTTTCGGACAGATTCATAATTCGGGTTCGAGAATAACTCCAACGAAACAGGTCCATTTTTTCATGATTGGATTACGACATGAGAATTCAGGGCATGCAATTAGTGTTTTAGTTGACCCCCGAGACCCACAAAATAGAAGAATATGGGTATTTGATCCACACGGGGAAGCGTCTAAAACTTCCATTTGGGGTAAGACTATGCGTAAAAAGGTTGTTCCAATTCTCAGAAAGATGTTCAAAATACCTGGTCGCAAAGTTAGATATTATGGTGGTCGTGATCTCCAAATGGGTAACACCCGTGGTGTATGTACGACATTTTATGTAACGTTCATGGACATGATTCCGTTCTTACTCGATGGTGTCGCGACCATTAACCAAATTAACGAGCTCGCTAAAAAGAATAGTATACAGATACGTTCCTTTTTCCTTAATTTCGCCCCAGACACGAACAGTAGGATTATAGTTAAAAACAAGACGCGATAAACTCTCAGTATATAATAAGATATCAATGAGATTAGGGGTCGTACGTCCAAATGCGGTGTTAAGAAGACAAAGAATGAAATTGTCTAA